GGCTTTACCCGTCGTGGGTGTTCAAAGGGTTAATTATGACTGAGCAGCAAGAAAAGTTTCTTAACGCATTATTCGGTGAGGCTCAAGGTAATTTCCGTCAAGCTATGGATATTGCTGGGTATGCTCCTACTGAATACCCGGCTCGTCTGATCCGTCAGATGAAGAATGAGATTATCGAGCGTGCTGAGTATATGCTTGCTGCTAATGCCCCCAAGGCAGTTCTGTCTATGTCTGGTATCCTAGACGATCCTAGTGCTCTCGGTAACCGGGATCGTCTAGCCGCTGCCAAGGAGATCCTGGACCGTGCAGGTCTGGTCAAGACTGAGAAGATCGAACACAAGACAACCGGTGCTTCGATTATTCTTCTGCCTCCGCTAGAGGATATTGATGAGTCATCCGAAGATCAGCCATCTGAAGACTGAAAAATATAAAGCTGTAGGGAAACGCCCTTATGGCTTTGATAGTTACAGGGATGAGGATGGTCAGGCATGGTTCGTACCTCATAAACCTACTATTGATCTTCTGGCAGAAGCTATCGACCATATCCGGTCAGGACGATCTGTACGCAAGGTAGCGGCTTGGTTAGAAGATAAGACTAAGCGTAAACTATCTGCTACTCGTCTACATAAACTGGCCTGGACCCCAGAGGAACTAGCAGAACGCAGGAAAGAGCGTAGAAAGAATCTAACCCCTAAACAGCGTAAGATCGAAGATCTTAAGAATGTTGAGAAACAAACTCGGATCAAAGCTGAACAGGCCAAACGCAGGTTAGAACGGGCTAAGGCTAGGTCAGGTATTCAAACCGGGGCAGAACCAGAGAGTTTTGCTGATGCTGGTCAGCCTCTCGAAAGAGATGTAGCATTCCGGCCTAACCCCGGCCCACAGACAGACTTCCTTGCGGCTAATGAACGTGAAGTATTTTATGGTGGGGCTAGGGGTGGTGGTAAAACTTATAGTCTCCTGATTGCCCCGCTCCGGTTTGTAGATAAGCCTACCTCTCGTGCTCTCCTGATTCGTAGGTCTATGCCTGAGCTACGAGATGTAATCTTTCAGACTCAACAGTTATACCCTAAAGCTGTTCCCGGTGCTAAGTTCAAAACTCAAGAAAACACTTGGCACTTTCCTAGCGGTGCCCGTATTGAGTTTGGGTATTGCGAAAACCTAACGGATGTGCTACGATATCAAGGTCAATCATACTCATGGATTGGGGTGGACGAGTTACCTCAGTATGAGTCACCGGATGTCTGGCACTTCCTAAGATCCTCTCTCCGGTCTGCCGATCCTAGTATTCCCTTACATCTTAGAGCCACAGGAAATCCTGGGAACAGGGGCAGTCGTTGGGTTAAAGAGTTATTTATCGATCCGTCTGAACCCAACACCCGCTTCACTGAAAAGGTTGAATACGAACTAGAAGGTAGAACGTTATCTACTGAGATCACCAGAAAGTTTATCCCTGCATCGGTCTGGGATAATCCGTATCTAACTCGGGATTCCAGCTACATTGCTATGCTGGCATCTCTACCGGAAGTCAAGCGTAAGCAGTTTCTCTACGGTGATTGGGATGTAGTAGAGGATGGGGCCTTTGCTGAGTTCAACAGATCAACTCATGTGGTCGAACCTTTTGAAGTTCCTAGTGGTTGGACAAAGATCCGTGCGGCAGACTTTGGATTCTCATCCCCATCTGCTATTCTCTGGGGTGCAATAGACTACGATAATAATATCTGGATTTACCGTGAACTGTATGTCAGCAAGGTAACAGCAGATCAGCTAGGTCGTATGATCCGTGAAGTAGAAGCAGGTGACGGCAAGATCTACGATGCTGTACTAGATAGTAGCTGCTGGTCTAGACGAGGTGATCGCGGTCCGTCTATTGCTGAAATGCTTAACGCGGAAGGGTGCAGGTTTAGACCATCAGATCGCTCTCCTGGTTCTCGTATCAGCGGTAAAATTGAAATACATAAGCGTCTCATGGTTGATGAAGATAGTGGTGAACCGGGTCTAAAGATCTTTGAGAACTGCCCTAACCTTATCCGGCAGATTACTTCCCTACCATTAGATAAACATAACCCAGAAGATGTCGATACTAAAGCAGAAGATCACGCCTATGATGCTTTAAGGTATATGGTTTCTTCAAGACCAGTAAACATTCAGACAGCGTTCGAGAATATGCCAAAGACTACTTGGCGACCAAGCGATAACCGATTCGGTTATTAAAAGAGGTATATATGGCTGAATATGATAATGACAAGATTAACGTCCTTGATGATGACGGGGATGAGGAGGCTCGCGGTCAATATACCAATATGGTCAGTTATGTAGAAGACCGCTTTGATCGGGCTAAAGATGCTCGATATTTCGATGAATCTCGTTGGCTACAAGCTTACCGAAACTATCGTGGTATCTACGGTCCTGACGTACAGTTTACCGAAACAGAGAAGTCCCGAGTCTTTATCAAGGTAACCAAGACTAAGGTGCTGGCTGCATACGGGCAGCTTATCGATGTACTATTCAGTCAGAACAAATTTCCTATCGGGGTTGATCGTACAACTCTACCAGAAGGTATTGCCGATACCGTTCATTTCGATCCTAAAGAAAAACAGGATGCAGAAGTTATTCAGCAGTTTGAGGATCGTTACGGGTTTCCGGGTGATGGTCGAGATCTAGCTCCCGGTGCTACGTCTGTAGAACTAAAAGAAAAACTTGGTGCTATGAAGGAAGACCTTGAAAAGATTGAAGGTCTCAAGGAAGGTCCAGGTGTTACCCCGTCATCTATTACATTCCATCCGGCAGATGTAGCCGCTAAGAAGATGGAAAAGAAAATCAAGGATCAACTAGAAGAATCTGCTGCCACTAGACACCTTCGATTTAGTTGTTTTGAGTGTGTAACGTTTGGCACAGGTATTATGAAAGGTCCGTTTGCTTTTGATAAAGAATACCCTAACTGGGATGAAGATGGTACTTACAACCCTGTTATCAAGACTGTCCCCCAAGTCGAATATACATCCATCTGGAATTTCTACCCGGACCCAGATGCGTACAGCATGTACGACTGCGATTATGTCGTCGAACGTCATCGACTAACCCGATCCCAACTTCGTAACCTAAAGAATCGTCCGTACTTCCGCAAGTCTTCTATTGAGGCTGCTATTAAAGATGGTCCTAATTATGTACGTGAGTGGTGGGAAAATGATATCGATGATAGTCAAGGATCTGACGGTGGTTCAGCTTATGCCGGTTCAGACATTGAACGGTATGAAGTTCTAGAGTTCTGGGGTACTGTAGACGCCCAGATTGCTAAAGACAATAATCTAGAACTACCGGACGAATACAAGGAAGACGACGAGGTTCAGGTCAACTGTTGGGTTTGCAACGGTGAGGTACTTCGCCTAGTCATTAACCCGTTTACTCCTAAGCGTATCCCATACTTTGCTACACCTTATGAAGTTAATCCCTACTCATTCTTTGGTGTCGGTCTAGCAGAGAACATGGACGATACCCAGACACTTATGAATGGGTTTATGCGTCTAGCCGTGGATAATGCGGTTCTATCTGGTAACCTTCTTATTGAAGTAGATGAGGGCAACCTTACTCCGGGTCAAGATCTTACTGTATATCCCGGTAAGGTATTCCGCCGTCAGGGTGGCGCACCCGGTCAGGCTATCTTTGGTACTAAGTTCCCTAACGTATCCAGCGAAAACATGATGCTCTTTGATAAGGCTCGTGTACTCGCTGATGAATCTTCCGGTCTACCTTCATTCTCTTATGGTCAGACCGGTGTAAGCGGTACAGGTCGAACAGCGGCTGGTATCTCTATGCTCCTGGGTGCGGCATCAGGTTCGATCCGTACAGTTATCAAGAACTTTGATGACTACCTGCTTCGTCCTCTGGGTGAGGCAATGTTTGCATTTAATATGCAGTTTGATTTCGATCCAGAGATTAAGGGTGACCTAGAGGTTCGTGCTCGTGGTACTGAATCGTTCATGCAGAACGAGGTGCGGTCACAGCGTCTTATCAGCTTCCTGCAAATCGCTAGTAACCCTGTGCTTGCTCCGTTTGCCAAGTTCCCATATATCATGCGTGAGATTGCTGCTACGATGGATCTTGACGTGGATAAGGTTGCTAACAGTCCAGAGGAAGCCTTCCGTCAGGCTGAACTACTTAAGCAGATGCAGCAACGTATGCAAGCAGAACAACCGGAAGTGGCTGTCGGTCAGGATGCTATGGGTACAGGTGGGGGTAATATTGGTGTTGGTCAAGCCCCTGTTCCTGGCGAGCAAGGTTTCCCAACCGGTGGTGGTCCTCAGCCACAACAAGGTCAGCCACAACAAGGTGGTGGTCAGGGTATCCCACCTGAACTGATGGCTCTGCTACAGGCTGGTGGTCAGTAATGAATCCTAAAGTAGCTAGAGATGTTCTACCCATTGTCAGTAACCCGGACTTCAATGAACTGATGGGTATTTATCTGGACGAAAAGATTTCTGAACAACATCGAACCTTAGAGCAGGCAACGGATATACAAACTATTTATAAAGCTCAAGGTGCTACGGCTATACTAAAAAGACTTAAGACTATGAAACTAGAAAT